GGCTGCTGGGGGCTGAGGCTTGACCAGTTGCACTTGCGTTGTACAACCTAACATAAGCATTAGGAATAGCACAAGTACCGTTGTTATTAAAACGTACCGTACTAGAAATTTGTTGCTGAAGACTGGCATTGACATCACCCAGTTGTTCAACTTGCTTAACGTAATCTGCAACCAGACGGTCGCCTTGTTGTTGTATATCATTGACTTTTTGCTCCGCTTCTAAATTGGACTTTTCTATTTTAGCAATATAGTAGTCCGATGTCCAGCTATATGCTCCATATCCAGCAATTACGCCAGACAAGCCAGCCACAATGAGGTAAATGTAAATACCACCAGCTAGGCTGGTGAGGTTAGTTAGGAGGGTTTTCCACATGAGGTTCTGCGTCCCGTTTAAGCATTACAGCCGCACCATGAGCGCCAGCGATGATGCCAACAGCCTCAGCAAAGTCTTTTAGTGCTGGCATGTTGTTTTCAATCATTTCATAGCCAGCGCCAAACATGACAGCTAGAAGTGAGAGCATCCAAGACCAACGGCCAATGTCGTGGGTCTTGTTGTCCTCACCGGTAAGCAGATCATTAAAGATCTTGCTGACTCGTTTCATTTGTTCAGAAAACCTTGAAACAGATTGGCCAGAATGGCACCTAAAAGAGCCGCAGCACCGCCGATGCCGAGTAGCAGTCTCCAACCACCATGAGCCTCAGCTAAGGTCTTCTGGATGGCTTGGATCGCTTCCTTGATCTCTTTCATCTCTTCAATCATTTTGTCCATGTCTTGTTGCAGATGTTGTATATCGTTGGCATGGGTAGCAAGCTCCCTTGCCGTGGTGATTGGGTCCATCTCGTTCATGGTTTTTATTTTGCGATTGCTGCGGTAAATGGAGTTAAATCGTTAGAACCATAATACTCAGCACCCTTAGCTACTTGAATCTCTAAATGCTCTTTATTGCGCTTAACTGTATCAGCCCAATCAGCATCAGTCATATCAGCAGGTTTGCCAGCTTCTAATAAAGCAACGCTATCTAATGCTGCTTTATAGTCTTGTGCTACTTGTTGTTCAGGTGTTAGTTCTAACATTTTATTTTCCTTTTAATTGGTCAATTTCAGCTTTAAGTTCTTTTACTGCATTTACAAGATACCAAATCAATGGGTCAGCATCTACTGTATAAATTCCTGTAGATTGTTGTTTTACGCATTCAGGTAATACCTGTTGAAGTTCTTGGGCAATAGCACCAAGTTGAACACCAGATTTTTGAATTGCTTGGTCAGAAGAAACTTCAGTGATTTCTTCAGGTAAACGATATTCAAAGTTACGAACTTGAATTGGCAAAATTTTAGAAAGTCCATTATTGTTATCAACAATATTCTTTTTAAGTCTTGCGTCAGAAGTAATATTCCAAAGAGTTGTATTTGAATAGTTATAAACACTTGCTGCTGCAAAATAACCTGTAGAACTTCCTTTTCCTGTTACACCAGCACCAATTACAATTTCATAAGTATTAGAATTTGCGCTTCCAACAGCATTGAGTCCAATATAAATATTTTGCGCACCTGTAGTTGTGGTATTTCCTGCTCCAAATCCTAAAAATACATTATTTGCACCAGTTGTTAGATTATATCCAGCGTTGTAACCTAATGCGGTGTTATTGTTAGCAGTAGTAAGCGCTTGTAAAGCATTTTGACCAATAGCTGTATTATCAGAACCTGTTGTGTTGCTTACCAAAGATTGCATACCTACAGATGTATTGTATGAACCAGTTGTACATTGAAAATTTGATAAACCACCAACTGCCGTGTTGTATACACCTGATGTGTTTGAGGTTAGGGCTTGTGCACCAAAACCTGTGTTATAACCAGAACCACCAGTTGCGTTACTTGCTAAAGCAATTACCCCTCCTGCGGTGCAACTATTATCATTGGCTTTACCCATACCAAATGTAATGTTGTTGCCAGTAATAATATTGTTACCAGAAAAAAACCAATTTGTTGCATTGTGATAAGCTCTAGGATTACCATCACCATCAGCTAACACAATGTAGTTACTTGATGTACGGATGTCTAGACCGCCTTGGTTGCCTGTATAGCCACCAAGAATGGTGTTTTTAGAACCTGTAGTAATTAATCCACCACAAGAGTTTCCTGCGGAGTTTAATGCTCCTACAAAAGTATTGTAGTTACCTGTGGTTGTGTTATATCCAGCGGCATAACCAACAAAAGTATTATTAATGCTAGTAGTAGAATAACCTGCTGTTGCACCAATAAAAGTGTTATATCCGCTTGTGGTTTGGCTATAACCAGCTTGATAACCTACTGCTGTGTTATTAGATGCGGTGGTGTTTGCTTGGAGTGCATCTTTACCTACAGCGGTATTTGATGCACCCGTTGTGTTATTAAATAATGAACCAACACCAAACGCTGAATTTGCGTTACCTGTAGTATTAAATCTTAATGCTACAGTAGAACCATCATAGCCACCAAACGCAGAATTTGATTGACCAGTAGTAGTTGCATATCCAACATAAGCACCAAAGAAACTATTAATTCCTGATGTTGCACTATATCCAGCATAAGCGCCAAAATTGGTTTGGAAATCAGTTGTTCCACTTAAACCAGCTTGAAAACCAACAGAAGTTACCCAACGACCAATGCTATTACTATAACCAGCTTGATATCCTACAGCAGTATTATTGTTGCCTGTGGTGTTTGAATTTAAAGCATAATCACCAACGGCTGTATTCGCACCGCCAGTTGTGTTTGTAACCAATGCAACATATCCAACAGCCACATTATCTGCACCTGTTGTATTGTTATATAAAGCACGATAACCAAAAGCAGTTGTTGGGCTACCTGTTGTATTTGAATAAGCTGCTTGGTATCCTACTGCTGTGTTATTAGATGCGGTGGTGTTTGAATATAGGGCTTGTGTGCCTAACCCAACATTGTTTGCACCTGTTGTATTTGCTTGTAATGAATATCTACCAACAGCAGTATTATAATTTCCAGAAGTAGTGGCTTGTAACGAATTTCCACCAACGGCAGTATTGTCTAGTCCTGCAAGTAAACCATTAAGCGCATAAGCACCTATAGCAGTATTGACAACCCCTGTAGCTGTTGCAGCCATAGCACTATTTCCAACAGCCGTATTAAAAACAACAGCACCACCACCCTTACCAACAGTAAGACCTGATATAGAAGCATCATTAGCTAAAGTTAAGCTAGTGCCGTTAAAGGTCATGTTGGCAGAACCAGCCAATGACCCGCTTGAGTTGTACTGAACTTGAGTATTAGAGCCACCAGCCACGCCAGCACCGCCTTTACCAGCGATGATCTGCACAACACCGGCGTTGTCTTTATAGTACAACTTGCCGTCGGTGATGTTGATTGCCAACTCACCATTGACGAGGTTAGCGGCCAACGGCGCTGTAGCCGCTGTGGTGCTGTAGTATAACGAAATTGGTGTGTAGCCTGTAGCTGCCATTTTTATTCCTTATTAAGGTATGCTAATACTTCTATTGGTTTTACAAACCGGTCATTTTTGTGTTCGGTGGATTCCCACCATAAAAATTGATTTTCTGTTAAATATGACCGGTCTTTTAACAGATTGATGTTTTCTGGATGTCCAAATATTAGTGGATCAGATGGGCCCCATAACACAATGCCCGAAACACCTTCATCCCATGCAAGATGTTGGAAAAAACTATCTACACCAATCCATGTTTTGCATTGCCATAACAGTTCTCGCAATGCTGCAATTGGCAAGTTGGTTCTAAAATCAGGTACTAATTGCTTTTCACCAGTTATACCAACTTGAATAATTGGCGCATCAATCTGTGCTATGAGCTCTTCCCAATATGGATAGTTCTTTGGGTTTTCTTCACCCGTTCGCAGTTTTTGGGCGTACGGCGCGATGATAATCACAGATACAACTTCCTATATGCGTCTTCTAAACTGCCCTTCCAATTCCACTGCGCCATCTTTTTATAAATGTTCCAGCAATCAATATCACCGAACATCCTTTGTGCCATTTCAATCGAATAGCCGGGAACTACTTCAGAATAGCATGTAAAAACAAGGGGATTGCGAACACTAGGCAAAACGTGGCTAAAGACAATATGATCCCCAAGACCAGAATTAAGCACCACAATAGTGTTGTCTTTGTGCTTGAGGATATTTTTAAATATTTGCTCATCATGCTCAAACATCTCCATTTTAGAACCATCACGAATACCGCCTTGTGGGTTCTTTAAATGCCATGTTACTGCGTTTGGTACTGCTAATAGTTTGTAGCCTTTGTGATGCAGACTCCAGCTAAACAGCGTTTCTTCACGGTGGGCAACTCGAGAAAGTCCCAAGTTATAATCGCAAACGCCAGCTCTATAAATAAAACTGCAATACAAATGCTCAACTTCTTTAACATCTTTTATTAGCCCCCACTGAATGTTAGGCTCGTTTTCAATGTTGACAATTAGTCCAGTTGCTTTTAAATACTCTGGCATATGGGGTGGGTTTAATACTGAACCACCAACTGCACCAACATCGTCACTAATATGTTTTGCTAGATTTTCTAATACATTACATTCGGGTACCGCATCATCATCTACACGCCACACCCAATCGTAACCCATCGTGTTGGCTTGCTGGTGGATGTGGTGTTGACCTTTTTTACCAGCAAACAACCACTCCCACTCAATTTTCTTTGCTGCTAATTGCCAAAATAAGTTTTGGTATAGCGATTCTTCTCGCATGTCTTTAGGCTCATCATTATCATCAAAGATAACCAGCTTGTCGACTTTGCGAGTCTGGTTGATGATTGCCTCTAAGACCATAGGCAATGTGCTAAAATATCTACCGCGCGTGGCAACGCTACATAAAATTTTCATGCAGCTATTATACTATTAAAATGTACCGCCAGTAACCCCGCCAGTGATTGCTCCAGTAATTGCGTCAATCGTCAAACTGGTATTTACATACACTGCTTGGCTGCCCGATGTGCCAGAAGAAAAATGCACATAACCGGGATTGACTGTGGTGTTGGTAGCTACTGTAACATTGGTTGGTGTAATACCACTATAACCTGATATACCGCTATAGCCAGAATAGCCGCTGTAGCCACTATAACCGCTTACGCCGCTGCCACTAAATCCGCTGATACCACTAAATCCGCTGATACCACTAAATCCGCTGATACCAGAATAGCCACTGTAACCAGAATATCCACTTACACCACTACCGCTATATCCGCTGATACCACTAAATCCAGATATGCCGCTGTAGCCAGAAAATCCGCTGATACCACTATAGCCGCTGTAACCAGATACACCACTACCGGAATAACCAGAGAATCCGCTGATACCACTATAGCCAGAGTAGCCACTATAACCGCTTACGCCAGATCCACTAAATCCACTAATTCCGCTATATCCGCTGTATCCGCTAATACCACTGTAACCACTAAAGCCACTGTAGCCGCTTACGCCAGATCCGCTAAATCCGCTAAATCCGCTATATCCAGATATGCCACTGTAACCACTGTACCCCGATACGCCAGATCCACTAAATCCACTGATACCAGAATAGCCACTAAAACCGCTAAATCCGCTGATACCACTGTAACCACTAAAGCCACTATAACCGCTTACGCCAGATCCGCTAAATCCGCTGATACCACTGTAGCCAGAATATCCGCTGTAACCGCTGTAACCGCTTACTCCACTACCACTGTATCCACTGATACCAGAATAGCCACTAAAGCCACTGATACCACTAAAACCCGATATGCCGCTAAATCCGCTGATGCCGGAATAGCCACTGAAACCGCTGATACCACTATATCCGCTAAACCCGCTATAACCACTGTAGCCAGAAAAACCACTTACGCCATTGGCGATTGCCAAAATGATGGCTTGGTTGTTTGTAAACGCTGATCCAGTGGATAGTACTAATGATACTGGAATTGTAAAATAGTTACCAACTTGGGTTGGTGCTGCGGTAATTTTCCATGTCTGCTGATTAGCGCTACTAGTTTGGTCTTGGATGACAATTTCTTCGGTTGCCATCAACAATTCTAAAAAGACAGTAATGTCTACGCCGTTAGCTGCAATCTTACTGACATTTAATTGTGTTGCACTTGTCTGTGTGGCATTATTCCACAACAGATAATCCGAACCGGGATCACCGCTGGTTGCACTGGTATTGGCTTTGTAAAAATAGTAACTGCTTGATACACCGCTTGCACCACTAAATCCACTAATACCGCTGTAGCCACTAAAACCAGATTGGCCACTAAAACCGCTATAACCAGATTGGCCACTAAAGCCACTGATTCCAGAAAATCCGCTGATGCCGCTAAAGCCAGAAAATCCGCTAATGCCGCTATAGCCACTGTAGCCCGATGTGCCAGATCCACTGTATCCGCTAAAGCCACTGTATCCAGAATAACCAGACACACCGCTTGAACCAGAACTTCCAACACCACTATAGCCAGAATAACCGCTATAACCTGATGTGCCTTGTTGTCCGCTGTAACCGCTATAGCCTGATTGACCTTGTGGACCAACAACAGAACCACAATCAATTGTAGAGCCGTTAGTTTCAGTAAGGATTAAATGGCCAGAGCTATTAACTGTTGCCGAAACAAATCCGGGAATTGGGCCAATCGTAGATGTTGTACCATCGGAATAGTAAAAAATGATGTCATAGTTTGGCAACAACGCCACTGACGTGATTAACTTTCCGGGTACGACAAGATTGGCAATTGCCGAAACAAGTACCTGCTTTGATACGCCTTTTTGTACGACTACCGTTACTTCATTACCTGTTAGGGTTGTAGCTGTCGGTAGCCCTGTAATGGGCTGATCTGCCATTTTCTCTTATGTATAAGTAAAGCCGCCATGACTTGTGGATGTGCCAAATGGCGATATCACAGTAACGTCAGCAAGACCTGCCATATATGCTGGAGTTACGGCTGAAATTTGTAATGAGCTAATTAATGTAAATGTAGCTTGTTTGCCAGCAATAACCACAGAATAAACATCTGTTAAGTTGTTGCCATTGATTAGTATTGGTGTGCCACCAGCTGCTGGACCTGTATTGGGGTTGATTGCACCAATAACAGGATTCAAACTCATTGTGGAGTATGGTGAATTATTTGCATAAGACAAATCACCAGATGCACCAGAATCGGGAGGAACACCTTGAATAAAGATTGAGTCTGGGCCTTCTGTAAATCCACCCGGCAACAAAATTTCTTCTGGTGTTAATGCAACAGACACATCTGGGCGCGGAAACCGCAAAGCAATGTTTTCAGTTTGCAGTGCGGGTAAGCGCCATGGGTCAAAATTATCTTTGTCATCTTTGCAGACCCGCATTCCGGGGAAATTGGGATCTGGCATTAACTCGACGTACGGAAACTTCCTGCTGCAGCGATCACAAATCCCTACAGCAAGAACTGAGTTTCCGCGAGTGTCAAGATAAACAGGCATTTAAGCGCCTTAGATTGCTGAAGCTAATGCTTGACCATCGTTTTGAACTAAAAAGCCTTCAATATATGCTGCAACGTGCTGAGAAGAACTATCGCTTGTTGAAAAAGCAAAAGTCAAATCCGCTTTTTGTTGGAACACATTTGGCGCATAACGATGCACATCTATAAACAATGTAAAACTAATTTGCGCGGTAGAAATATTAATACCGTTTGTAGAATTAGTCAGATTATAGAAAATGTATACGTTGCTAGATAAGCTGCTACCAGACCAAGCATTAATACGGTTTAGGTAAAATGTGTAACCATTTGGTACAGTATAAACTGTCATTTGGCTACGACCTAATCCCGGATTAATTTGAGCGTAAATTGTACCGCCGTTTGAAACAGTGATAGTACCAACGTTGCTAACTTGACCAGAAGCCACAGCAGTCATGGATATGCTGTTAATACGCAAAAACTTATTAACGGTAGTTACGCCAGATGTACCATTTAAAGATACAATTTCAGTTACTTGATTGTAGTTAGCATCAAGACCATTGATAGTTACTTTTGCTGGACTTGCATCAGTTGCAGATGAGCTTGCAACAGTCATAGTCAAGGCTGTGCTAGGGAATGTATACGCTGTTGCATTTTCCCATAATGGAATTGATGTGCCAGCTACGTTGGCATTGTAACCATTGATATTGACCAAAGTATGGCCCATGATTTGACCACGGGAAACTTGTAAATCAAACGGTTCTGTGCGACCAACCTTAGTTACGGATTCAACAGCAGCTGGAATATTTTGTAGATTTGTTACTAAATTCGATGCCATAATTAATTTCCTTTAAAGTTAAGTAGGGGGCTTTGCGCCCCCTAGGCAATTAATTACGAGTTTGTGTAACCTTGGCCAACGTTAATGATAGAACCGGTGTAGTTACGTGGTGTATAAGTAGTTTGGAATGTACCAGAAATAGCACCGCCGGAAATAGCAGTTACGTTAGCAGCAGAAAAAGTCAAAGTAGCATCAACAGTACCAATGTTGCTAATTGCATTTGCAACAGCAGCAGATTGGGTAAAGCTAATGTTAATGATTCCGCCAGTGGTGTTTGGAGTAATTGTGCCTAAAGCAGTAACGGTATTAGCACCACCAGTTGTGCTTGGCTGTGTCAAAGAAACCGTGATTACACCGCCAGTTAAACCAGTGGCAGAAGTAGTTTGATACAGTGCTACGTTTTCGATAATTGCGCCAGCGGGTAATACAAACGGAGTTGCGGTAGTTTGACCTACATCGGCTGTTTGAAATGTTACTGTGCCAGAGTTAGCGGCAGAAATGGGGTTGAGAATGTAGCTCTCTTGAGTACATACTGCTGCACCGGTGTTATCTGGAGCGATTACACCATTGTTAGTTGGGTTATTGTACTTATTAATGCGTACTGGTTGATTAAATGTTACGGACATTTGAATTGTTTCCTATCAAGAGTTTATAGCCCCACTCAGTCGCTTGATCGTCTACTGGGAAGTGGCAGTAGTCTGTTGGGGGCAAGTCTTCCTATACATATTAATGCAAATAAAACAAAAAAAGCGCCCTAAATTGGGTATTTGTTGGACTTTTTGGCGTTTTCGACGCCGGGAATAACTCTTAGGTTGGAAAACACATGCAAACCTGAGACATTTTTGCCCTGCAAGGGAATAATGTGGTCAACATGGTAAGGTATGCCAGATGCTTTGGAAAGCATAGCTGCTACTTGATATTTTGCTACGATAAGA